GAGGACGGCATCTCAGCTATCACTAGTGCTGAAAGCCCTGTAATGCAAATAATTCAATTGTCACGGCTTAAAAGAGAGCCTGTAGACGTAACTTATAATGAGTCAACGATTGAAGAGAGTTTGCAAGAGGTAATTTATGCATTTAATTCTTATAAAAAGTACAAACAGTCTTTAAGACTTTATGATTACACCGACATTTTAGAATACTTTGTAGCTAACAATGGGAAATATTGCCCACACTTTGACGTTGTCTTTGTTGATGAAGCACAAGATTTATCAAAATTACAATGGGAAATGGTAAACGTGATCGTAAACAGATCTAACAAAGCATATGTTGCAGGCGATGACGATCAAGCTATATTCAGGTGGGCTGGAGCAGATGTTGAATCTTTATTAACTTTAGACAGTCCATCAGAAGTTTTATCACAGTCTTTTAGAGTTCCAAAATCTGTGCATAGTGTTGCAGAAAAGATAGTATCTAGAATTAAAAATAGAAGAATTAAGAAATACCTACCGCACACGGTTCAAGGATCTGTAAATGTTAGAGTAAGTGCGCCCGTTGATGAAATGAACAAAGGAACTTGGCTTATACTTGCTCAATGTGCTTATATGTTACAAGAAATTACTGAAAATTTAAGAAGTTTTGGCGTATTGTTTGAATATAAAAATAAGAGAAGCATTAATTTCTCAATCGTTACCGCTGTTTTAGCTTGGAAAGCGTTGCAAAACGATGAAGAAATTTTCGGTACAGACCTTAATCATATGTATACTTGGATGAAGACTAACACTCGTATTAAACGTGGCTATAAGAAGCTACCTAATGTCGAAATGAATGATAGATTTAAGTTCCAAGATTTAGTCAACAGTATGGGTTTAAAAGCAGATATTGAAATGAATTGGGACATTGCTTTAGATAGATTGCCCGAAGAGGAATCCAGTTACATATCTGCGCTGTTACGCAGAGGTCAGAAAATAGATGAAGACCCAAAAATTAAAATTTCTACTATACACGGTGCAAAGGGTGGTGAAGCTGAAAATGTTGTAGTTTATACAGATATATCCCGTGCATCAGACGAAGCCCGTCTGTCCAATACTGTGGAAGGATTCAGAATATCTGAAGATTTACACAGACTTTTTTATGTTGCAGTAACTCGTACTAAAGAAAATCTTTATTTAATCACACCAGAGGATGCAGTTAGAAGCTATCAGATATGACCTATCAAATTATTTATGCAACTGACCCCTATATAAACCCAGAATCAAAAAAAGTGGTCATTAATGTTCTGAAAAGAGAAGATGGTAAAGATACAGAATTTCATCAATTTGAAATTACCGATAAAAACGCTTTTCAGCTTGGCATTGAACTATTACAGATTTTTGAACGGCATAAAGAAGAAAAATTATGACATTACAATTTGCTATGTTCCAAGAAAAATCTGATTGGATTCCTCCAACCGAACTTCCTGATTTATCTAGCGCAAAAGAAATAGCAGTAGACCTCGAAACAAGGGATACAAACATAAAATCTTTAGGACCTGGTTGGCCTCGTAAAGATGGATATATCATTGGATTTGCGGTGGCAACGTCTTTTTGGAGTGGATATTTACCTATAAAGCATGAAGGTGGCGGAAACTTAGATGCCAACATTGTAAAAAAGTTCATGCAAGAAGTGCTTAGTCTTCCATGTCCGAAGGTAATGCACAACGCACAATATGATCTTGGATGGTTAAAATCTGAAGGTTTCGAAGTAAATGGTAAAATCATCGATACGATGGTAGTTGCGTCACTTCTTGATGAGAATAGGTTTAGTTATAGTCTAAATGCCGTAGCATTCGATTACATAGAGAAAATTAAGTCTGAAAAAGGTTTGGAACAAGCAGCTCGTGAGTTTGGCTTAGACCCAAAGGCGGATATGTGGCAATTGCCTCCCATGTTTGTTGGACCTTATGCTACCGCTGACGCAGAAATTACATTAGAAGTTTGGGAATGTTTTAAAAATCTCATCACGAAAGAAAATTTAAAAACTGTATTCGAATTAGAACGAGATTTACTACCTTGCCTTGTTGATATGACGTATCGTGGCATACGTATAGATCTTGATAGAGTAGAACAAACAAGTCAGTACATTCGTAAAAAAGAAATACAGGCTGTTAAAAAGATTAAAGATTTATGTGGTTTCGAGCCAGAAATATGGGCAGCTCAATCGCTTGCCAAGGCATTCGATAAGCTTAGTATACCATACCCAAAGACCGAAAAAAACGCTCCGTCTTTTACTAAAAACTTTCTACAAACCACGGATCACGAGCTTGCTAAAAGTATTTTACAAGCGCGAGAGTACAATAAGACGAATGGCACATTCATAAACGGACTTTTGAAATATGTTGATGACAAAGGACGCATTCATGGACACATAAATCAAATTCGTTCTGATGATGGTGGTACAGTTTCTGGGCGAATCAGTATGAACAACCCAAATTTACAGCAAATTCCAGCACGGCACGAGGAACTTGGTCCCATGATTCGTTCCGTATTCTTACCTGAAGAAGATGAGAAATGGGCTTCGATAGACTATTCACAACAAGAACCACGCATTCTTGTGCATTTTGCTTCTGCTCTACAGGGCGGAAAAAGTGGTAGAATTATGAAAGGTGTGGATGATTTCGTTAATGGGTATGTAAATGATCCTGACATGGATTTTCATAGCATGGTTGCAGAGATGGCAGATATACCCAGAAAATCTGCAAAAGTTTTAAACTTAGCCTTAATGTATGGTATGGGTGTTGCCAAAATGTCGAATCAATTGGACGTGTCTCTTGAGGAAGCAAAAGAACTTACAGCACAATACCATGAGAGAGTGCCTTTCGTTAAAAAAACAATGGATATCGTATCACAAACGTTACAAGACAATAAACGAAACGGATATATTGTATCAATTCTTGGCAGAAAACTAAGGTTTAATTTGTTTGAACCTACTAGTTTTGGTGTTCATAAAGCGATGGGATATGAGGAAGCACGAGCACATTACGGAGATCATACTGCTTTGAAACGTGCGTACACATACAAAGCTTTAAACAGGCTTATCCAAGCAAGCGCAGCTGATATGACCAAAAAAGCAATGTCTGATTTATATAATGAACATAAAATTATTCCATTGTTACAAATACATGATGAGCTTGCCGTAAGTGTGAAGGATGAAAGTCAGGCAAAAAGTATTGCTAACATAATGGAAAATACTGTACAGTTAAAAGTACCAATGAAGACCGATCTTGAAATAGGTTTGAGTTGGGGTGAAGCAAAGTAAATTTTCATATCTCCCCAGATGTGGTTTTTTTCTAGCGTTTTAAACCACTACTGACCCCTGATTGCTAGGTATCAACTACGTCAGGGGTCTTTTTTTACTTGTATGTATAAGATAAATGTTATATATTCTTATTAATAAAGGAGATAAAAATGGATTTAACTAAATGGAAGTCTATTTTAGTGCCTGTGGATGTATATGAGGGCATTAAACAAATTGCAAAACTTGAACAGCGAACCATTGGTGGACAGTTAAAGATTATGTTTGAAGTGTTTTGCAAGTCTGAAGGCTATCAGATAACAAAAAAATAATTAATAAATTAATAGACATATTCTTCTCTTTTTTTTAAACTTAAAAATCAATTTTTTTATTCGGAGAGAATCATGAGCGAATTGCCTAATCGCAGACCGTGTGTAACTTCTGATATGGGCATGGGTATATCTGTCACCGTCAGTTATCATCCTGAATCTAAAAAACCCGTGGAAGTATTCTTATCGAGTCGGGGTAAAGCATCTGACAATGATATGCAAAACGTTTTGTACAATCTAGGTGTCGAGGCATCATCACTCATGCATAAGGAAAATCCTTTTACAGAGGAAGGCGTGGAGAAATTAAATGGACGAAGCGAGTAGAATGTCGGTTGAACAATTTGCCGAAGAATTAGATAAATTAAATAACAAAGTGGTTAATTTAAGACCACCAAAAAAATATCAGTCTATGGCTAAAGCTAAAAACGCAAGAGAGTTGGGAGCATTGAGAAGAGACTTGTCAACTAGACGAATGCTATCAGGACAACTAAAATACATAAACAAAACTTAATCGTTTATCCACGTTAAAACAGTATCCCTGTCCCATCTGTCCCAAATAAACCAAGCAAATGCCATTTTGCCAGAACCATACCATGCTTCGTCATGATCTCCGCGAATCATCGTCAGCCTCTTGCTATATACCATGACCTTCGAAGGACGTTTGCGTGTAAAAATCTTATCGTGTCTGCCTTGTCCTTCTAAAAATGCCAATCGTAACAACATAGCAAATCCGTTGAAATGTTCTTCCTGATCCATAAAATCTAGGCATTTCGTAACAAACTCATTAGCCAGTTTGTAAGGCGGATTAGTCACGACCCACGGTGCTTCTATCTTTGTCTCCATTAAAAAGTCTATGCCCGACTGACCGTAGCCCCTGTTTACCAAATCGGTGCTCAAGACCCTCATATCATAGTCTTTTTCTAAAATTTTAGAGATTGCACCATCTCCGCAAGCTGGCTCCCAAACATCCTTGCCCCACACATGAGGCGAACCCTCTCTAATGTCGTGATGCTTCATAAAACTATGTGTTGCATAGTCGGGTGTTGGATAAAAATCGTTTTTTTCTCTGCTCATACTGCAATGATATATAATAAATTTTATATATTCAAGCAATTTTGCTTGCAACCAGATAAGATTTATCTTATATGTTAATAAAACGGAGGTAAAAATGATTGATCCTTTAATTTGCATGGCAACAGCTATTTATTTTGAATCAAGAAGTGAACCTATTGTTGGGCAAATTGCCGTGGCAAACGTGGTAATGAACCGTGTTATTGATCATCGTTATCCCGATGATATTTGTTCTGTCATAAAACAAGGTCCTACTTATTCGTGGGAACAGGACTATCCTGTTCGTGACAAATGCCAGTTTAGTTTTTATTGTGATGGTAAAAGCGATGTTGTGCCTAACAATGAAGTGTGGGAAGTTTCAATTATGGTAGCTTACGGAGTAATGACCTTTCGCACGTATGATGTGACAGAGGGTGCAACACACTATCATGCAACCTATGTGTATCCCGATTGGGCTGAATCAAAGGAAAAAACCGTGCAAATAAATAATCATATATTTTATCGTTGGAATTATAAATGAAAAAAGATGATGGATTTCAATTCTCAACTGAAGAAGGTTCTGATTTTTCTATCGGAGTTGATATGGGCTTGGATGTTATGAATTTAATAATGAAACATATCCAAGCAAGATCGATTGAAAACGAACCTGTCGTATCTATTGGTGTTTTAGTTGCCATATTCGGATGCTTGTATGATATGACAGAAGATCAGGATTTATCTAAAGATGAAAATTTCGAACCTGTCGATAAATTAATTAAAATAGCACAAACAATAGCAAAAAGTTCAAACACAGTAGAAGGTGTAACAATAAACTAATGAATAAAGATGATATTGCTCTACAAATTGTTAGAGAAAATTTGGCAAAAGAAAATTTAAAATATTATGAGGAAGAGGATTCGTTTATTGATGCCGTGCAACGTATTCGACTGCTTATAGAAACAACAATCGCAATGCGTTGTGAAAAGGCTGGGTACGACATTATTGAAGCAGAAGAATACGCAAGTAAAATCCGTAAAGATTGGCGGAGGGTTCTGCGTGGGTACTAATGCTAAACGTTGACAAAATTAAATCAGAAGAAACTTACGATTGGATTCTTAATCGTCATTATGCCAAACGTGTCCCTAATATCACCGATGCGTTTGGCTTGTATGACGGCAAAGAACTAATAGGAGTGATTACCTATGGAATTCCACCCTCACCATCTCTTTGTCGGGGCATTTGTGGCGATGATTATTCTCACCTTGTTCTCGAACTAAACCGTGTTTGCCTCCTACGCAATAATAAAAACGAAGCCTCCTTCTTTGTTGCTAAAACTCTGAAGATGGTGCGCAGCCCACGAATCGTGGTGTCCTATGCAGATACAAGCATGAACCATGTCGGAACAATCTATCAGGCGTGTAACTTTATCTATACAGGAATATCCGCAAAAAGAAACGAATGGCGCGAAATAGGAACTAATAAACATTCAAAAACTTTGTGTGAGCAAGTGTCCCTAAAAGAACGTATGCGTGAAACAGATAAATATGAGCACATAGCGCGACCCCAGAAACATAGATACATCTATCTATTAGGTTCTAAAAAAGAAAAGAAAACGTTTAAAAAAGCTTTAAACTATCCAATCGAAGAATATCCGTCTGGCACTTCTAAAAGATACCAGACGGATGCTCATGTGATTAAAACACAGTTACGATTGTTTTGACCAATAACCGTAAACACAACGTGTCCCATTTCGAGAAGGATCATGCGTGTCATGGATGACACCATCAATCATTGCTGTAACGTGAAGACTACAATTGACTGC